CTCATTATGCGTTCTCCAAGACTGACATAACCACATCTACTCCTGCACCTGTGGGTATTACATCTATATCATCCCCACTTTCTAGTACGATTTTACCTTGGATAATCTCTATTGCACCACCAACAGGAATCTTTACATTATCTAGTAACTTTGTTCCTGCCATCTTAACGGCAACTGTAGCAGTAGCACTTGCACTTGTGTTTGCTATGTTAAGACCAATGATTACATCGGTAGAAGTTGCTTCTCGTACCTGGGTATCAGCACCTTCAGAAGCACCAGCAGCTATAGTTTTTGTGTAGTTTTTGAATGCCATATTTTATCCTAGTGCCAAAGCGAGAGCAGTGGCTTGTGAATCTGTGTATGCTTTAGTAGAAGCATGGTTATCTGCGGTAGGTGCTCCAGACAGGGTTAGTGCTCCTGTCATTGTGTCACCTGATTTAGAGACTTTTGCACTAATAGTTGCAATATTAGTTGCTACGGTATTGATGTTAGCTATATTTAAATTAGTACCTGTAGTCTGATCTGTAGTTCCATCGTACCTATCAGCTAACGTCTGCATGTTTGTTACGTTATCTGAGGTACCAAGCACGTTCATATCGTTGACAACATCAGCCGTACCAAGAACATTCATGTCATTAACAACATCTGCTGTCGCTAATATGTTCATATCATTGACTACATCGGCAGTAGCCAGTATAGCCATGTCAGCTACAGCATCAGCAGTGCCTAAACGTCCAATCTCAGTTGCCTGACCTGCTACTGTACCAATATCTGTGGCATCGTTTGCTACTGCGGTTACATCGGCTGATATACCTGCAACTGTAGTTACATTACTTGAGATTCCAGCTACAGTAGTCACATCACTAGCAATACCAGCGACTGTAACTGTAGAACTACTTCCGTCTACATAGGTCTTATTTGCGGCATCATTGGCAGACGTAGGTGTAGCAACACTAGAAATACGTTTTGGAGTGGATGTCCCAGGTTGTGTAGATTTATATGTATCGGTACCTGAGTCATACAGCATAGCATTTTCTGTACTAATTACAGCTTGCTGTGCTACGTGGAATACGTTCTTAGCAGAGTTATCTAGGTCTTGTTCTGTTAGGATTGATGCGTTACTAAAGTCAACCGCTGGTGTCTTTAGGTCTTGTACTGCTCTACGTAGTTCGATAATAGGTGCAGTCTCAGATGTTGTAAAATCAATAGCCAGACCACTAGGCCCATATAAAGTAGTAGCGGCTATAGCTGACTTACTAAGTAAGATTTTTTGAGTTGCAGTATCAATAGTCCAAACAGTATTACTTGTATCTGTCCAAACGGCTGGTCGGTCATTTAACTCAATACCTGAAGAATCAGTATCTTCAAGAAACCCATTACCTCCTGCGTAATTCTGATCATCTGTCCTGTATATTCTTATACCATTAACATATACCTTAAATACGTCACCACTTGTGGATTTGTATGGGTCATTAGCTGATGGAATATAGTCAAGATCAGCATAAGACAAAGCAATTAAATCTGTGCCTCCACCATGGTGAGTCCCAGTCCAGGGATTCAAAATATAACTGGTTAATGTAACGTCTGTACTCATGTTTTTCTAAAGTTCAATCCGTAAATGTCGTATTATCTTTGGTTCAAATCAAAGAATGCTTCGTCACCTTGTAATACGGTTGCTTCATTTATCTTGTCTTGAATGACTAAATCAAGTAACTCAGGGTCTGAGCTTAGTAACCTCTTTTTACCTGCGTCTTTGTACCTGCGTAAAATCTTCTTGACTCCTTTAACTCTAAAGTCATCGTAGTCAGGATCGTACTTCCTATTAGGATTAAAGTTGTACTCTTCAGATTCCATAAACACCTGGAGTGCCTCAGTCAACCTTAACCCACCAAGTTCAGTAGTACCAATTAACCTATTTAACTCAGCATACTGAGGTCCGTTAAGTTCTACGTTACCCATGTACGTGTCAGGAGGATCTATTGATCTACCCATACGTACTATTTCATTAATGTACTTGTTAGGCCGATCTGGTGCTACTGGTATTCCTGTGTTATACCCAAAAGGGGAAACTACAGGTTCACCAGTAATCCAGTTATGCTTAATAGCATTGTACCCTGTAAGTTGAGGTGCTCTACGTAAGAACTTCTCCTGCCATTGAATAGCTTCTTGGAATCCTTCGGCCCCTTCGTAAAGACCATAGCTTGTGGCTACATCATGGGACTGTTGAATGATACCAGGAATCATGTTGGCACCTAGTTGAACAAAAGGTTCATGCCATCTGTCTGCATTACCTGTGGTAGTCATGGTAATAGAGTCAGCCATGGTTTTAAGACCTTGTAAATAAGTCCTATCCGACATTGCTCTAATTCCACCAAGTATACCCATTAACGCCATTTCCTCTAGTGTACCTTCTTCTTCTGCAAATACATGTGCATTCTCGTAGGCAGAAGCAGCAAATACATAAGGCATAGCTGTTGGGTCAAGTCTGTTGTAAGAAACCCAGTTTCCACTAGGGGTTAGTATAGAGTAAGGTTGGTTTCCTGCTTGTCTCCAGAGTTTGTTCTGATCTGGGTCAATAGGCCCACCACCAGTGATTCTACCACTCATAGCCCAATACATAGCAGAACCCCACAACATAGTACCTAAAGCTGTGTTACCTACTGCTTGTGCTCTTGCAGTCTTGTCACCCGACATAAACATATCCCTATGGTGTTTTCTAACCATATTAAGAATAGGTGTACGTTCTACTGCTCTACCTAATATATTAACAGGTGTGCGAATAAAAGGCAAGAACAACTGTAATGGAGGAAACTTAACGGATGCTCTGTGTAGTCCGTCAGACCAAGAACCTCTTCTGAGTTCCTCTGTAAATGTAATCTTCCTAGAGTATTGAAGTAAGTCTTGGTCAGTTGCTGCACCAACATCATTGAAATACTTATCCATCTCTCTAGCAATATAGTCTTTCTTTTGTGCTCTAGTGAGATTTTCTGGAACATTCTTTGTAATCTTGGCATACGCTTGTGCCCTGTAGTTCCACTGTTTAAAGAACTCGTCCTCACCTCCAAGTAGCCTCATAGAACCACGAGCTACTTTACCTGTGGTATTTACTGCCAGAGTCAACCAATTAACAGGGTGCCACGAAGATTGATTAGGTGCTAGTTTTGACATAGCAATTCCATTACCATACGGAGAGATCAATCCATCAATCTTGGTACCCATGGGATCAAGAATATTACGTTCATGCCATATAGAGTCAAGCATTTTCATAAAAGCCTCATTAAAACCATATCCTAGTCCAATAATGTGTCTTCCAGTTTCTTTGATTAACTCTTTGTCTCCTGTGAGTGCTCCACCTATCATTCTAGTAGCTGGAGTAATCATAGTTTCTACAGTACCTGAGACTACGTTTGTTACATGGGTCTTAGCACTAGCAAGAAGCATACCACGATAGAACTCCATTAAACCTCTGGCACCCTTCTTTAACCAAGTCTCTTTACCAATCTGTGCTAAACGTACAGACTCAAGTGGTCCTTTACCCATACCCAATACTTCAGCAAGTAATTGAGTCTTCTTTGTGTCCATACCAGAGTCTTCTAATGCTTTATAGAAGTCCTTTACTTCATCAGTATCCACTTTCCTTTGGTTCATGTTAGGAACCTTGATACGTTGGGCTGTAGTGGCTCTAGCGGCTGTTCTACGTACCTCGCCAAAGACTCTCAGGGCATCCTCTGTTTCCACAAGTAGATTGTGAAACCTTGCTCTTAGAACAGCATTGTTATCTGGGTTATTCATTATTTGCTTACGGAGACTCTGTAATTCTGATCCGTACTGGCTAATAACACCTCTGTACGCAAGTATCCTGGCTTCTAATCCTGCGATGTCGTTGAGGTCTTTCATCATGAGTTCCATCAAGACATCTTTTTCTAAACCAAGTTGATTAGCAGTATCCTCTGTTAGATTGGATATACGTTGGCCTTGAATAGTATCAGCTAAAGCTAATCCTTGTTTCTCTATTTCAGCAAAGGTTTTTGGGCCTTTTGGTACATCTAACCCCTCAACCTTACGACTCATTTCTTTACGAATCAGAGTCTCAAACATATTGATTGCTTCAGCGGCTCCTTCGTCCTCTAGGTACTTTGTATTGAATACTCGGTATCCTGTAGGATTGACATCACGGAAGTCTCCACGGACTAGGGTCTCAACAATTCTCTTGGCAGCATCTGGACTTGCAAAGATTGTAGGATCTTCTAGTTTAGCATTGAGAACCTTAGTAGCAGGTGATTTACCTGTGTACTCAGGGTTACCTGTTGCTAGTTCCTTCTTGGTAACTTTGTTAGACTTAATAGAAGCAACTTCCTCTGCCTCTATTTTTGCTATTTCATCTAATGGTTTCTTGAGTAACTGGCTTTTTAAGATGTTCCTACGTGCTCTCCACAGTTTAAATACAGCACCAAAAGTAGCATCAAGAGCAATAGACTCAAGTGCCATCTTAAACCGTTCTTCTGCCTCATTATTACTGTCATCTGCTTGTAACCACTCAAAGAAAGGTGCGGCTACCTCGTATGGTGTGTCTTGAATAATCTCATTAATTAAATTAGCTGTACGTTCTTCGTATGGATTGAAGGATATTTGAGACCCTACGGCCCCAGGTGCAACATAGGCAAGTGCTCCTGTCCCACCTGTGAATGGTTTAGTAATTGTAGACCCCATCTGAATACCACGTATTACCTTACCCATGGTTCTAGTGAATTCAAATGTGGCTGTACCTTCGTTTGCTATTTGTGGAAGATAGCTAATCTTTTGTTCTTCTTTAAGTTTGTCAAACTCATCCCCTTCCATGAGAAACATGTAGGGTCTTGTTTTATCATAGTTCTTTAACCCTGGAATATTAAAGATGACTTTTGTTTTGTCTAACGAGTCAGGCTGAAAGTCTTCTACACTGGTTATAATGTTCTCCCCCACATCAAATAGAAAACCTTGTAGACCCCCTTTTACAGCTTCTGTTGCAATAGTATCTGCTTCGGTAGGCTCTATTTCATTTATGTCAAACTTTAGTTCTTGGGCTGAAGGAGGTTCGATCCCTGCTTCCTTTAGTTTTGTGTAAAGGTCTTGCTCTGATCTACTTGTAGCTTCGGCTATACTGTAACGTGTGTTGTTTTCTTCGTGTTGTGCTAGTAATCCGTTAAAGTCCCACTTCATTCAGATTCCTTTTCTTTATCAAGGTTTTGTAATTCAACAATGTCATCATTTAACAATTGTAAATATTCGTCTATATCAGCTTGATCTTCGGCTGGCAACTCAGACCAACTACCAATATCAAGACCCTCAAAATGTTTTTCCAAATGAGCTTCAAGAGGATTATCAAAGAAAGTCCTGTCATTTTTCATATCTCTTTGAAGTCTAAGAAAACGAGTCATGAGCTTTCTACCATCCAACTTTTTACCCTTGGGTCTTTGTTTGTCATAGACTGCTTCGTACAAGTTGTCTTGAAGATTATTTGCTCTCCTCATTATACTAATAGGATCTTTTTTACCTACAAAATCATCCATAACCTGAGTCAACTTTGAGGCAGTATCGTTGTAAATGCCTCCAAGTGTGTTTAAATCAGTTGAATTCCAGTCTGGTTGTAGTAGTTCTTGAAATAAGCCTCTTTGATCCTGGTTAAACTCAAGAAACGGGATATTACCATCTTTCATTGTGGCAATATTCCTGTAGTTTGTAGCTAAATGTTGTCTTATTTTAGCTAGACCATCACTAAGAATAGGAAAGAACTTTGCTGGCAACTTCAGATTACCTGCTTGATTTGGGTCAAGGTTTAGACTCTTTATAAAATCATTCATCTTTTGAGTACCTAAGTTCTTTAAGGTAGACTCAAAGTCAGACATTCTTTCTTTGTACTCAGGTATACTAGAGATAGGAGTTATTTGTTGGTCTGTTGCTACTAAATAGTTGACATACTGAGGGTCCAACTGCTTGCCGCTATTCAACAACTCTAGTATCATAGCAGATTTACCTTTGTTCTGGAGTGTCTGGAGGAACGAGTTAGTTCTAGTGTCTCCAAATGTAATAGTTTCGTCTTTTACCTTTTGATTTTTGAAATCTTCTTCGTACTTGGCAGCACTCTCTGCTTCTTTAGTAAACCCTTGTGCATTCATATTTGAGATCCACTGGTTCATCTTTTGTTCAAAACCTTCTTGACCTCTGTTATTTCTCAGTTCCCCAAGTTTTGTATATTCACCCCAAAGGGTTTGTTCTTTCTGTCTTTTTTTTCGTTCCCAAGCTCGTGCTTCATCTTGATCATTTTTAGCATCAATTTGATCACTAACCCTCATTATTAAGTTCTGACCTGCGGCTGTTTGTCCGTAGTTAGATCCTCCATGGGTCTTAATCTCGTACATAAAGTCAAGAAAGTCTTTGTCACGATACAACAAAGCCTGAGTAGCTATTTGGTCACCTACCATCTTATTGAGTTTACCCATGTCATGAAACCCTTGTTCCCTTGCATCCTCAATAAACGTGTTTAACTCACGTTTTAGCTTGAAACCTAAGTTAGCTTTTGACTTTTCTGCCTCAAGAGCTATGAGTTGTTCTTCTAAAAACTTTTGTTTCTGTTGATTTAAAGTTAGTTCTTTCATGAAGATTTAATTGGAAACATGTCTCCTGCTTTGTAGGGCTTGAGGTCATCCCATGATAAATTATGTTTTTTCATCCAAGCCCGTTTCTTCTCTTCGTCCACAGGAATTCTTTCTTTCTTTACTTTATCCTTTGGTTTCTTAGGCTTCTTTTTCTCATTTAACTTATCCCACGACTCAAGAAAGTTACGACCATACTCTGAACTCTCAAAATACTTACGTGTAGCAGGTGTAATATTTTTATCTTTGAGTGCCTTGAGCATCTGCTCTTGGTTTTTACCAAATTTAAAGTTACTAGATTCTTGATTACGTAACTCTTCTCCTAAAGGGGTATCACTCTTTAACAAATCAGCATACACACCATCAGAGTAGCTTTTAAATATACCAAATAACTCACCATTCTTCTGGTACTCAGCTTGTTCTCTATAGTCTTCTGCAAGTCTACCTGTGTGCATCTGCTGTAACTGTCTACGAATACCCATCTGTCCAGGTACAAAATGCTCTACTAGAACACTATCATGTATAGTTTCAAAGTTGGGAGAAAACTTAGAATCGAAGTTATCCAGAAATTTATCAAACGATTCACTTGAGACATCATTTTTACTCCTCCAGTCTTCATATTCAAGAAAAAGATCCTGATTGTATTTACCCAAGAGATTCTTAGTGTACGCAATGCTGACACCTTCTCTAAAATAAGGAGACTGGGATTCTGTAATATACCCCATTTTAATAGCATTACGCATTTTAGCACGTTGCTCTGGCGTAGCATTCATAAAATGTGCTATACCAGCGTCCCTCTCAGCTTGTGCAAACTCTTCTACCTTCTGTCCCATAGCTTGAGCTAGAGGTTTAGAAATAGAACTTAGAAAATCAGCAACTACTTTTTGGTCTTTACCAGCTTCAACATCAGGTCTAGCACCACGATAGTAAGCACTTGAGTTTGTAACTCTTCCCCTTCTGTATATCTGTGGTGACTGAGGTTCTCTCCCACTTTTAGCTTGTGCTAGTATTTGTTGTTGTTTACTCATTATCTTGTGTGAGGATTGGGTGTCCTTGAGTATTTACGAGTAGTAGGGGTATCAGCATCTGGAGTCTTATTAAAAGACTTACCCATGGACCAACCTTGTGCTCCTGCACCTATGTAACCTAACATACGCTCAGAACTACTTAATCCTGGGTCTCTCTGCATTGAATTAATTTGACCCATAGCACTATACCTACGTGCAATCTTGTCATGCTGAAGTGCTTTACGTTCTCCTTTTAGGTTAGTAATACCACGTTGAAACTGTTCATCTAGGTCAAACCATCTGTTTGCCATATCTCTACGTAATATATGAAGTGCTCTATTTGGAGAAGCACCACTAGCCCCAGACTCAAGATTAGCCATTTTCAATGATGCACTAGCTTCTTGGCTTTGAATAAGCATGTCAATTTTAGCATCAGCGGCATCCTCTGCATTCTGATAGGCTTGCTTTTGTATAGCAATCTCTTCACCCCAGAATGCCTCCATGTCTTTGGTATACGCTTCATTCTGTAGTGCTTGGTTTGCAGAAAAGGCATCATTAGTAGCTTGAGCACTAGCCATAGCCGATTCTTGACTTTGGTATGCCTGTATTACCATCAATGCCGCCATTGGTCCTGCTACTGGATCACACATTATTTGCCTTTACAAATTCATAGAATGGTTTTTGTTCATAGCCATAGTTATCTACTAACTTAGTAAAAGTAAAACCAAGGCTTTTTATCCATTTGATAGCCTGAGTATTCCGTTGGTCTACATAGTTAAATAATACGTCATACTCGTCCATAAATGTATCTATATGCTCTTTTGCATGTTTATGAAATTCAAACTTATGTTCTGTCAACTTGTCAGACCCAAGTAACCAAGGTGACCCTACACCATCACGTATCTTTGATATACCAAACATACCCACAACCTTATCATCTAGTATTATTGTATAACAATGTAAGTGAGATGTCAAGTAGGCTCTAATTAATGCTTGAGAAGGATTACGTCCTCCAGAAGCAAATACTTCTTGTACATCTTGTTGTCTTAAAGTTTTAGCTAATTCATAGCAATCATTACGCTTTGACGATCTAATGTAATAACTCATATTCTTTTGTTTCTCAGGACTTGGAATGCCTCAAAGTCAGCCGACTGTAGAGCCACAGGTAACCATGAGTCTGACTGTACAGTAATCTTGACATCCTTACTATTGACATACACTGGAACTCTGAACACCCCTGTGTCTAATTCTTGCTTACCAAGAAACAGAGACCCGATCTTTCGTCCTGTAAAGGTTTTATTAAATATACGTCTAAGTCTATTGTCATAGGGTTTAGGTGAAACTTCCACCTCAAAGAATCCAGTACGATCATAGGAAATCTCAAAGTTCCTCATCTGGAGTCTTCCTGAGTTAATAGATTCTTCACCAGATTTTACAAATTGTTCTGAGAACTCGTATCTAAAATCATAAGGTATCCCCACGAATACCACTGGGTGATTGTTTCCTCTTGATTGTGAGTACGTTGTCCCTTCTTTTAATACACCTGCTACTTGTTCTTCTTTAAGTATTTCACCAGTTTCACAAACATATAAAACATCTCTCTCCTCAAAGATTACTGAAGTGTTATGTGGTAACGGACCACCTTGGTCAATTGAGGCTTCTGAAGCAATACTCGGAGTAAACTCAATCTCAACTGTAGTCCCTATTTTATCTGAAACATCTGTTACAGTATATGTATTGTTTCTATCGTGGGCTAGAGTAAACTTCTGTCCAACTCTGGGTTTCTCTTCTATGTTATCTAGGTTAATTCTTTTACCCCATTGATCTAAGTATTCATTTGTTTTAGTATCCAAGACCCCTTTTGCCTTCGTGTCATCAAATACAGCTTTGATAGTCCCTGACCCAGCATTAGCTATTACGTGGGGTGTACCTTCTTGTACCTTTGCTACTTGAAAAGTATTGTCAGTTTTATTGACTATATAATATTTTGTGTCAGCTTTGATTTCCCCAGGTAACGTAGTGGTACTTGTAAAGTGAACTCTGTAGTCATTCTGAAATCCATGTGCTGTTGAAGTAAAAACATTATTAGCTACATCAATAGAAGATATTGTTTTCTCAACTGCTTGTCCTACTTTATCATGATTGATGTCATTGTAGTAGCTGGACAATGCTGGAGGATCAGCACTAACTTCATCCCACTCAAGTTTAACTCTTCGATCTAGCCTTACTCCAATCTTGTCGTCCATTGTGTTTGTAGCAACATCAACAGACAGGTTTAACTTCTCTAAATAGATTTTGTCATTCCTTCTAAACAAGAGGTACGCAACAGAACCTATGAACTCCATGTCAATAATCTCAGCATCAAATATCCACTTAGACCATGATGACTGGAGTTTCTCTTGGTCAGAGTAGTAGTATTTGTATACTATAAGTTCTTTCCTTTTTAAACTATCAGAATTATTAGAGTCATCTGCAAGTACACATAGTAGTTCTTCGTTTGAAGATACAGCCATTTTCTTAACCACACCTTCAATATAGTCAGGTACATGTGATGTCACCTCATTGGCATCATTGGTTTCTGATGCAACATCAATCATGTACTCACGTATACCTGAGAAAGCCCCACGTTGAAATGGGAAGAATATAGTCTTACCCGCAGGTACTGGTTTTGCTTCCGTTGAGGTCTCAAAGTTTGTAGCAACAGCAACAGAGACAGAGGTAGGAGTGAGAAACTCATCTGACGATAGTTTAAACTGTTGCAGGTCAGAGAACAATAGCAAACTCTCTTGAAATGGTATAGCTGATTTCAATATAGCTACTTGGTTGTTAGATACAGCCACATCAACAACACTGGTGTCAAGAACAGAAAGTACAGTATTAGCAAAGAAATTAAAGTAATTAGCGGCTTCAGATAGTATAACATTTTCATCCGAAATAAACCCAAGTCTATTCCTATGAAAGAATATATCGTTAATCTTATATAGTCCATTAGGATGCAAGTCTTCATCATAGTCAGCAAACGAAGGGAAAGGGTTTGTTACATCATCTCCCACAGTTCTACCTGGGTACTCAATTAACTTTAGTATAAAGTAGATTTTATCGTTGGTGTCGAATGCCTTGTATAACTGTACTGGCATTGTAGTTTCATCGATTTGATCTCTTGCCCTCTTGTCTGAGATTTGGGAATACTTAGGTCTAAAGGTTTCTTTCCAAACACTACCATTCCAACTAACATAGTAATCATCCTGGCCTGTGGATTTATCTCCTGAAATCTTAGCTACAAACCCAGGTTCAACTTTAGACCCTGGAAGTTTACCAAAAGCAGGTACTTCGTCAGCACCATTAATTGCCACCATATTAGCATCTCCTTTACCATCAGATGCTTCTATGTCAAAAGGGTATGAGTTTGTTTCATCATAGTCAGCAGAAATATATATTATACTTTCGCCGTGGACATAGCTAGTAGTCCAGCTAGTTGCTGATCCTTTTCCACTAGGTGGTAAGTAATCATTAATATTCTTTAACCCTGCGTTATCTTGTGTTACTAAAAGAGTGTTACCTCCAGCAGTAGTTAGGTTTATAGCAGTTCCACCCTCTGTTAACGCTAGCTTAAATTTACCAGCAGTTTTATTTACAACATAATAAGTTTTAAACTCTTCTAATGGAGCAGGTAGACCATCTGATGAGTGAACTATAACCTTATCATTATCAGCAAATGTTGTACCTGCAATATTAATAAAGTCGTCATTTGGGGTAACACTATCAACAACTTCTTGTTTTGTAGATATAGGAGTCCAAGCACCAAATTCGTTAGTTGTATGGTTCCAATGCCTATATCTAGTTTTAACTACACCTTTATCTCTTACACCTGTTTGACCTACGTATTCTGGGCTTCCATCTGCATTTATATGTGAGATTATGATAGGATCGTTATTACTTGTCTCTTGAATTAAATAAACTTTATCTGTGTTATCAGCACCAAAAAACAATGACTCTGCAATATTATTTACTACTACAGCCGCTTGGTTGTTGATAGAAGCTGAGTTAGCGGCAGCAGTACTACCACCTTGAGTCTTACTTTCGGTGTTATTTTGTGGAGTATCGTATTCTACTTCATACTGAAACAAGTAAGCATCATGATCTATTTCTCCTGCTTTCTCATGTCCAGCGGGATAGACATCAAACTGTGTAACAAGAATTTTATAATGCCCATCATAGTCACCAATCTTAACAAAAGCCATAGACTCATATTGACGATTACTATGAGTAGTGTTCTTCTTCTTTACTCTCTGGGTTTTATTTAAGATAAAACTAAAGTCAGCAACAGTAGTTACTGAAAGTTTATTTGGTGTAAAATCATTAGAGCCACTAGATGTAAAGTTCTTTAGATAGTTTTTTACATCTGTGTTAATTATACCGTTACCCGTTACAGCACCAGTTTGTTCAGTAGGATGAATGTATACTTCATTACCTGGAGTTCCTGTAGCAAACCCTGTTAAATCATATAGTTTAACTACTGGATCTGCACCACCAGATACTCCCCCTTTAATAAGTAAAGCATACGCTTCATCTTCTGATCGTCTTATTGTGTGAATAAAGACATCATTAGAGTTAGCAGAGGTAATACCTTGGATCTCAGCTAGGTGCTCAGTACATGGTCTTTTCTCTAACCCACGTGAAATATGTGAGAAACCATTCTCCTGCCGTTGACCTTGAGTTGGCATACGTAAGGTCGCAGGTTGCTGAGATACTCCATTAACTAAACTAGGTACAGTTCCAGATATTAAAGGCATTATGCAGTTTCTACTGAGTCTACTAAGTTACGTCTAAGGTCATAGGATGAAGTGTGACTTCTATCAATAACTCTAAATACATCGTAGTTGTCGAATATATTGTAATCAGCTACATCACCTTCGTACTCAAGTAAAGTTTGCCACGCATACATCTCATCTTCTTGAAAGAATCTATGTAACTCACCTGACCCTACAACACGATCATGGAATATCCTAGCCGCACGTATTGCTATATATCTACGTGCAGGTTCAGGAAGAGAATCAAACGTAAGTTGTGTAATTAGATCAACTCTAACTTTAGTTCCAGCGGGAAACTTAGTTGTATTCTTTTTTCTATCGTACAACTTTCGATCACGTTCCACAATGTCTGTATCACCGCTTCTAACTAGAGATGTCGTGTCTACTCTTAGTATACTTGGGTCAACAACTATTTCATCACGTTGATTTGTTGTAAGTTCAACATCTAAGTCAGTGTTGAATATCCATCCTCTTGATTGAACTGCTCTTGACACATTATCAAGTATTTGACCTGCTATAGAGGCATCAGATAATCCAGCAAGGTCGTTTTCGTTTTGAATAGGTTGTTCACCAATACTGGTCAACATAGTATTAATAGCCTCTAATCTGGACGTTGGACTAAGACTCATGATACCTTTCTATATCTAGCTGTTTTTTGATATTTAGACATGTGTGGTCGTTTTGATTTATCAAAGCCTTCACCTGCCTTCTTACGTTGTTTAATGTTTTTAAACTGTGACCCATCTAAGATGATGTAAGACCAGTCAGATTTTAACTTGTCTTCAATAGCATTAAAGAATTGAATTCCATCGATACCTAGGTCTTTGAGAAGGAAATCTCTAAAACCTAAATTTACAAAATAGTTAAAATCATTTTCATACTCGTCTGGTGTGCCTAATAGGATCTCGTCAGCTACAGCATCCTTTTCTTCATCTGATAAACCTGAGTAATCAGAATAAGTTTCAGATTCTGTGTAGTCAGACACAGCATTCATATCATCAAAATACATTTCTATTTCTTCTTCCTCAGTAAGAGGAACATCCCAATCATCACGAGCAGTGTCTGCTGTAAAATTCCATTTTAAAGTTTTTGGATTACCATTAGCATCTAGTTCTTGGTTAGCCCTTTTTTCTGCATACTCCATAACTCTTTGGAAAGCTGTTCCTGATCCAACATAAGCAGAATCTCTTACATCCTGTGGTATGTTCCAGTTTCCCGCTTCCCAACTTTCTTCAAAGTAATTTTCTTCAGGCCAATATGTAAAATTACCTAGATAATTAGGTCTTTCTTTTGGGCCAGCCGCTAGAATGTTTATTGATAAAGGATTTGTATCATCCCCAGGTTCATTATACATGTTTTTAGCCCCAGACATAAATCCAAGTATATTCCATACAGTCCAATAACCAATATCCCCTCTTACAATCATAGGATTTTTTACATCTAGGACTCCTGCATAATATTTAGGTGGAACTTGTTTTCCGTCTACCACTCCCGCAAACGGCATAAATCCAAGAGCAGATGTTCCCTGCCTACCCATTCTAGTACCAGTAGTAGAAGTAGCACCTTGCTTTCTCTTTAGTTCAAGCATTTGTATTTCTCTTTCTACTCCCTCTGGGTCAGGGAGGACAAAGCCTTCTTCACTTTCATCCCCTGCTTGCCTAAATCTAGCAGTAATATCTAAAACTTGTCCTGCACTACCGAAAAATGCTGCTCCAAACTCAGGTTGTGGAGAAAGACTCCATTTAGGATCTCTTTGTTGTTCAAATTGTCTAATAGCTTTTCCACCTTTTTGACCATGAAAGTATAACCTAGGTAACTGTGTTTTGAAATCTAGTACAGAAGATGGACCTTGTAAGTTTGGATGATCGGATAATAATGATGGAGATTCCAAATAAGTCCAAAGTTCTTCCTGATGTAAAGCCTCAATGTACTCAGGTAACACATCTATTCTATTTAGTTCTCTGTGGTCTTCAATGACTCCATATAATTGATTTTCATACATATCCTGATCAGACCCACGGAACAAGAAATCTGCTATCTCTCCTGCATTTTTCATAGCTAACTCAGGATTCCTTGTAGCATACACAGTTGCTAATGCCAATCTTCTATCAAATTCATATTTTTCTTGTGCTCCATATTGAAAATAAGGATCAGTAACAATACCAAGTGGTCCCGCAACTTTACGCATATAGAAGTTAAACATTCCACCTGCTCTACGTTGTAATGACTTTAGCAACCCTTCTGGTGCAGGTAGTCCTTTACTTTTTCCTAAAGAATAATCTGTAATATCACGTTGTCTCGGTACTCCTACTCTTTCAAAAACCTCCCTCCAATTTTCTTTAGGTGGGTCTGTAAATTGATAACCTATTTTTCTGACCCTTCTAAGGACTTCCTCTGCTCCTTGTCTTGTAAATGTAGGACTTTCAGCAGTCTTTGTAGGAGTTCGGTGCATCTCTTCTAGTATAGCCCTACTAGACGTTGCTTCTTTAGGTAATAATGGTTTTTTAGTTGGATCTTTTGGCATGATGAAAAAAAAGGGAGAACCCTAGTTAAAGAGTCCTCCCTATGCGGAGTTACATAATTGGATTAAACACTAAATAATCCAACCGAGCAAGCAGGTCTCAAGATGTTGTGACCCATGGCATATTTGGATACCATGAGTGTACCCTGCCTAGTGATTTGATACTCTGATTCAACAGACATATCCATCAACTTAGCAGTAGCAACTGCATCCTGAGTCATTACAAGTGCTCTGAGCTTCTGAGCAATCATTGAGGAAGCAAACTTAGTTGCTTGTCCTGCAATAGTGGATGAGTCTCCTTTTGGAACATCGTACACCGAGTTTCCTGCACTGGAAGGATTACCACGACCTGAACCAGCAGTATTCTGTAATGGAATAGGTGCATTGGTATTAGCTATTTCATCCTTATGAGCCGCAGGTCTACCAGCAATGGCAACAGTATCTGAGCCAGGAGTTACTTGGTAGTACAAGTTGGAAACCCAAGTGGTACCAGTGGTGTAGTAACCAAGGTGTTGGGTTACGTAGATAGGCATACCAAGAATGGTAGGTACCTGTCCAGTAGCAACACTTCCTCCACCTCCAACGTCACGGTTGAAGATAATGAGGTCATTCAAGTTACTGGTTCCTGAGACTTTGAACAAGTCATAGTACATGTCAACAGGCATGACAATGAAAGGTTCCCCAGGTACATTGGCATTATCCAATACCCTTCGTGCATCCATAATCGCCTGAACGATATACTTAGGATCACGTGCATCAGCGGCAGCGGCTGTATGACCAGTTACGTCACCAAAGGTTACGTTTCCAGTGTAATCTTCGTCATCGAATGCACTGTGCTTTTGGATGTTTAATCCTCCAATAGTTGCATTCTCTGAAACAGCAGCTTTTGCCGCCATACGAAGGATGTTCTCATCGGCTACCTTTGCTAATGCAAATCCAGCTTCTTGAGTGTAGACGGAACGGATGTCATAGTGTGTCATCGCTTCGTCAATGTTGGGAATGAATTGTGCGTTGATGAGCAAATCATCAATCTCTACAATCCTTTCACCTTGTTTTGCGGCTGAAGGAACGATCTCAGCCCCCGGTGTGTGATAGGAAGCATCTCGGTACTTTCCTGTCATCGGAAATTGTGCAGACTTTCCTTTTGAGATAGTACGCACACGATGCAAAGGCATCATAATATTCTTTGACTGAAAAGCAGTAAGAACTTCACCTGCATACAGTTTTAGATATAGTCCTCTAACGTCCCCTGACGCATTATTTTGACCAGACCTATGTATCGAGGTATAATCTAACTCAGCCATAATAATCTCCTATTTAGGCTGTTACTACTTAACTAATGATGCTTGAAAGTTCACCAGAGTTATCCCACGCATGGGGCAATGATTACTATTTTTAGCTATTAGTCTAAAGCACAGTTGAGTTACTCAACATTTGTGCGACTGATGCCCTGTAAGCAGGGTCTTCAGCATACTTTGGATCTTTCATAGCCTGTGTAACTTGGGCTAAAGATTCAAATCTTGGTGCAGTTGATGGTGCAGATTCTCCTGTCATGAGTTTTGGAGGGATTCCCTCTTTATTCTGCATTCTCGCCATAAGACCTTGAACAGCAAACATCGCATTAGGATCAAGATTCTCAATTGAGTTATTGAAGGCATCTATTTCCCATTGTTCAAGATTGTCGTTGGCCCATCGTAACATACTTTCGTAGTTCTCTTGACCACCAACAGCATTATAAATGTTACTAATGTTTTGATCAGCAATTGCTTCTTGTCCTGCTAACCATGTATCCACTACATTGCTTGATATTCCTACTTCTTCTAAAGCATGATAAGCATCTTCGGATAGTCCCCCTGTTTCGTTGTACTCTTGTTGGAACACATCTATATCAAGCCCACGTTCATCCAGCATTTCTGCTACCTGGGGCACACTAGCATTTTGTATATTAGCTATTTGTTCTTGTGTGACTTGTTCTTGTTCCTGTTGTTGTGCGACCTGGGTATACTGTTGTTCCAATTGGTTGTAAGCATTAACCAAGTCCTCTGGTGTACTGAATTTCTCAGGTAACCACTCTGGTTTAGTAGGAGTTTGTAAGGTTAGTTCTTCACCTACGTCATCTGGTTGTACACCGTTGTCAACCTTGGCAAGCATTTCATTAATATGCTCTGGTGAACCTGCTTGGTGTACACCTTCAGCTTGCCCTGTTTGTACTTCTTCCATATTATTGTTGTGTCATAGCATTTACCATCTCCTGAGTCATTTCAGGATTCTGGGCCATGCCCTCTGCCATACCTTTTACAACTCCAGGTGTTGCACCCTTAACAACATCTTGCATCATTTGCTGTTGCATCATCTGTTGTTGTTGTTCCATTTGAGCTTGTTGTTCTGCTTGTTTCTGCTCTGGTGTCTTGACAAGTCCACTTGTGTCGATACCAAGTGAAGCACCAAGCCTATCAATGTAATCATCAAGATTCAAGTTACTCATGATTGCCTCTGGTCCCAAAGGTTGAAGGAACTGTAGGAACTGAGATAACTTATTTAGATCCTGTCCACGACCAAGTGCTTCAATACCTGTGATAACTTGTGGTTTCACAATGCCTTTTGGAAACTTAGGCATCTTCTTTTGTTTAGTCAACTTCTCCATGAGGATGTTGATCAATGGTAACTGAAACTCTTGAGACAGAACAGAATACACACCACCTAATGCAGACTCTAGCTCTTGTGCCATGAACCTAACTTCTTCTGCTGTTACTCTTTCAGCATTACGCTGTACAGAAGAGTTTAAAAGAAAAGCAAATGATAACCTATCTCTAATTTGTGTGATTGTGTCAAGAGCAATACGAAAGTCTTGGCTTTTCTCAAGTTGTAATGTAGATACATCATTTGCATCCCCTTGTACAATTGCACCACTTGGTGACTTAGCTAACGTATTAATTCTTGTGGTTCCATTGGGCCGAACCATAAACAATATTTTAGATGCAGCCGCTGATCCTTCTACAATTGCTTGTGTAAGAGCTTCAAGGGAGCGTAAGTCTCCCAAATACTCCTCCACGAGACCACGACCATAAGATTCTCCGTCAACTCTACTGAACCTAAGTGGTATAAATGGGTTCTTATCTTTGGGGTATTTACCATAACTGTCTGGTATTGGTACATTCTGTATTTCCTGATGTATATGCCAGTATTTACCTTTGTCACAAATGTAGGTGTAAAGGTCGTATGGTTTGTGGGGTGTCTCTGGTGCATCTTCAGAGGGTTCAGGTAGACCAAGAGTCTTACGTGCTTCCTCTGTTAAAGTCTTAGCATTCAGAGATTCTTTTGTAATCATATATAACACGTTGCCCATAGGATCACGCTTGACAACATAACGATCCAAATGGAACACACGCATTTGTCCCTCATCTGGGACATATAGTAAGACATTACCTGTGACAATCAAGTGTTTAAGTGCTTCAAACACAGGTACACGATAGGCTTCGCCTTCAATCATCTGAAGAGTGGCCCGTTCGATCTTTGCTAAACCCTCTTCCACTGGTCCCCTTTGTTCTGGACCAACTAGATTCTCTATATCAAAGTCATCAATAGTTAGTCTAAAGAAAGGTGAGTTTGGAGGAAGCAGGGTTAGTAGTAGTTTGGATGCTAAGTGGTTGACACCACGAGCACCGACTGACTGATATGGTGTAGGGTAGTCTGTAGAATAAGTGCTACCTTCGTCCCTAATAAGCATAGGGATTGTCAAATCAGAACATTCCCTTGCTCTAGTTAGGTATGTTTCACGCTCACCATAGCAGTTTTGATACATACTAGCAATGGTTGACTCATTACTATATTCCATATTATCTTGAAGCTATTCTAAGAGCACGTTTGTTTTGTCTAGCACGTTGTCTGCCTGACTTCATAATACCAGTACCTCTCATCCCTTCCTGACTACCTGCACCAATGGTTGCAAATTGTCCTGGTCCTTGACCAGAAGTAGAAGCGGCTGATGAACCACTGTCTCCTCCACCTTTGTCTCCACCAAATATCTGACCTTTAGCGTACTGCTTGAACTCTTCGGCTTTCTTACCAATGTAGGCACCAGGAGCATTAAGTACATCTTTAGCTTGGTTACTAATGATACCAAGGTCACTTCTTTTTATTGCTTCTTCAATAGCACCAGACCCTAAGTCAGAACGTGCTACGTCAGACTTAACGGATTCTATTGTGCTCGATACTCCTCTACCAATGTCTGACTTAGCTACGTCAGATTTGACAGACTCAATTGTACTGGAGACACCTTGTTTAATGTCAGTGACACTAGGTACTTTAGGTGTTTCTACCTTTATAGTAGGTGTTACACTACTTACAGCTTTAGTAACTTTTTTTACAGGGTTTCCCCCACCACCACCTCCACCACCATAGCAAATGGTTTTAGATTTTGGGAATCTTTCGCAGTCCCAAGGTTGATGCAATTTTAATAAATCTTCCATAGTTATTTTACGTAAAGTTTCCCTTTACCTTTTATTTTTCTGCTTTCTCTAGTTTCTAGCTGAGAACCTTTGGCCCCACTTTTGCCTGATTTACCTTTAGCTTGAGCAGAAGTTGAATACTTACCTACTGCTGTTTGAGCACCTTGGTCTTTATCATCTCGTTTACCCCAGTTGGTAATGTTTAGATCAGACCTGCTAAAAGCATCAGCAGTGTTAGTCATTTCCTGGTTAAACTTGTCCATTAATAAACCAGTCTGCTCTCCCACATGTGTCAACTGGGAGTCCAATATTCTATTTTTTCTTCTACCTTCTTCTGTGCCATATACTTTCTCAGCAATAGTTCCACCCCCCATGTTATCCCTTATTTAAAAATAGTTTAAAATCATCACCTTCTTTTGTTTGTATAGTATTCAACCTTTTAGATAGAAGACTAAAATAAGGTGACTCAGGTTCACAGGGTATGATGTAACTTTGGTATCCCTGCTCTGTCATTAGTGTGTCACAAGCCTGGAAAACACTAAGTGATTCTCTTGGTTTAATAAACTCAGGTGCCATCCACCAGTACACAGTTGGACTGTAGATACTAAAACAACCAACAATTTCATTACCTTTTCTTACAAAGTGGGTTGGAAATATAGGATATACACCTCCTTTCTCTTGACACGCTTGTGCCAAAAGTTCCCTTTCTTCTTCAGAAACTATAGGCTTTATCTCAATATCAAGTAATGCCTTATAATCCACTGAGACCACCACCTTTGTACTTTTTGTGACCCCCTGCTGTACCAGTACCTCTGCTACGTTTTCTATACTTACGTTTAGATCCAGTAGTAGGTTCTTTTTCTGAAGGGGTTGCCATCTCAAGTTCTGCCTCTGCAACCTCTGGAGCATCCATAGGTGCAGGAGGGGGTGGAGGAGGAGGCATCTTGATCTCAGGCATTGAAGGACTCGGAGTCAGTATTCCTCCCATATTCATCCTCGTGTATTTGTTTTATTCTTTCTACAACGCTACGTTGTCCCTGAAGGAAAGACAACTGAGTAGCGTTTAAATCACCCACAGGTAATTTGTCAGGATAATATTTATCCAGATATTCTATTAGTTCTCGTATAACCATAGTCCATAAATGTCAGTTATATTACTTCACATGCGTTTCCAGTACAAGCGAACTCCTGACTGGATGTGGTGTAGTCTTCTTTTTCATAGTCACTAAGTTCATTCCATGTGATCATAGGAACCTTACTGACCATCTCAATGTACGTTTGTTCATCACACTCTTCATAGGGTGCCTGTTGGTAACTATGGTCACTATGTGGTAGAAAGCTAATGCCGCTTATACCATCGAAGTGATCGTACACCCATGCACCTACGTCTACCCACTCATCCTCTCGTACTGAGATGGTGACTGAAGGTTTGTGTTCGCACCAATGTTCAGCGTACATCTGCCAAGTCTGCAACTGTTCTATTGCAGTCATGTCATTACGTTTGACTGACCTAAGTGGACTCTGCATTGGAAATGAGAACACCATGTTAGAGTTATTCATCACATCTTCTTCACACGGAAACCCTTTCTCTACCATGAACTTAGACAATGGATCTTTTTTATCCATTCTGACTCTACGTATGTAGTAGGTTGAGTGTCTAGCATGAATACCAGATGCTGAGTTACAGAGTTGACTTACAGTACCCGAAGGTTTGACACAAGTTATTGCAGAAGAGGGGTTGATGTTAAGTTTCTTAGCCCACTCCTGATTTGTCTTGACTGCTACTTTCTTAAAGTCCTCTAGCATACCCATAGTAGGATAAGATGTCAACTCATTATCCATGATACCAGTTAGAGACACACCTAGCAACCTTTCCTCTTCACAGTTCTTTGTCCATTCTGCACTAAGGTACTTGAAGTCAGTCAATGTAGACTGCATAGTACCTAGTATGGTTGCAAACTTAATCTTGTCTTTTATTGTTGCTTGGGTATCCCCTTCTCTGACCACAACCTCTGATAGATTACAGAACTGTCTGGATCGTAGAATGATTTCGGAACATGGATTGGTACCGAAGTCCTCTCTAGCATCTCTTCTATCTCCAAGTTTTTCTGTGTGAGTCTGAGCGTTCTTTGACGAGTAGATACCACGCTCTCCAGACTTCGACTCGTAAAGGGAAGTCCATTCATTAAGGAATGTTCCCGTGTCAGGTTTGGAGTGATAGTTGGCAGAGTTGTTTGCGAGTGCTCTGTGTGGGTGTTCGTCCCACCATCTTCCACTTTTCGCCTTCCGCATTTGTTCATCCCCAAGATCACTGATACTAATAAGAGCAGACCTACGAACCCCACCAACGACAACCACTTCCGCTGCTTTACATACGATGTCGTGGCATTCAATTGGCTTGAGTTTTCTTCCTCTTGCATTTTCAAATGTGCGTACTGTAAAATTAAATAGAGAATCCAGTGGCTCTGGTCCAGAGGCTCTGCCTCCAAAGGTTTTCAATACAGAACCCGCAGGTCTCACTTTGCTCATGTCCCAATCAGGTACCACACCTGCATACAAAAGAGCAATCAGATCCTTGAATGCTTTTGCCCACCCAAGTTTACTATCTCTGACTGTGATCTTTGTGTCAGTCTTGTGTAGCTTGTCTGGTATCACAGGTAGTTTGCTTGTGAACTTCTCTTCCACACTAAAACCTACACCAGTACCATTCATAAGAATGTACACAATCTCATCAAAGGATCGTGGTGAGTCAATGTTCACGTAGGAACAGTTGTACCCTGCTACATTCTCTTTTTCTAACGCTGGTCCTGCTGTCATGAGACACCTCATGCTTGGCATGACATCCAGGTTCTTGACTGCATCCACGAGATCACGTAGTGTCTGTGTAGATGTAAAGTCAATATCTAGTTTCTTACTAAAGAAGTTGAAGTATCTGTTTACTGTCTCTTCCCATGTCTCTCTTCTGTTTTTCTCATAGTCCCACCGAGAGTAGCGAGACAGATGAATAAATTGTTGGTATTGCGTTGGTAGTGTCACGTATACATACTCATTGAATTTGGTTAATATATAATCACGGAACTCAGGAGTCACGCTTTTCTTTTTCTCGTTCTATTAGACGATCTAAGTAGAACCTAGCTTTCTCCAAGTCCTTAACTCCTCCCTTCATGTCATAGCGAGATACATATTTTATAATGTTTCCCTCTAAAAAGTCAAGTCCATTCTTTTGAATGTAATCCAGAGGCTCTATGTTGTACCCTGCACAATAGTGTTCAGGCTTTGTTATGTCATCATACTGACGATTAGCAAAGTCCTTTAGGTCTTTAACGAGTTCCTCAGTATCTTTAGGTCTGACATTATCAGGAAAGTCTTCTTGACCCAAGGTCTCCACGTACCTCATCTGTGGGTCATACTGTCCTAAGACTCTTCTTCCTGTTCTTTCATCTCTGGTCATTTGATCTCTGTTGTAGTCTGCCATCTGTTCACGCTGTTTCAACGATTTCATCATAAGGATACCATAACTTTGGGTAATTGTCAAGACCATCGTACTGGTCTTTACGTAGAATGTATGCCATACGTGCTTGTAGTATAGCCTCATCCCTACTTAGTTTAGCTTTGATAAACGTATCAACAACAGCATCCCACATATCTATGTCTTCCTCTATTGCTTTGTCAAGTATACGTTTAGCTTTGACCGGACCAACACCAGGGCACCCTTTGTACCCATCGGTAGCATCACCTGTCAACGTCTGCATATAGAAGTGGTAGTCTGCTAGACCCTCGTCAACATAGAACACTTCTTTCTTCTCAAAGTCCCAATGGTAACCTGGAACTGTAAGAAGATCCTTATCAACAGAGACAATACAACAATGATCTGGAAACATGGTGTTCTTTACACCTAATAGATCATCAGCCTCTAGCCAATCAGACTCAAAGGCATCATATTTTTCTCTTACGTAGTCTTTTGCATTGTTAAAGCATAACGGTTTCCTAATTCCTGAACGATGTTGTTTATATTCCTTGAAAATTTTTTTCCTAAAATTATTCGGACTTGAGAAGCAGATAGACACCTCATTGACACCTGAGTCTCTCTGTAAATTACCAAGCTCAGAGTCTATCATTGTCTTGACTTCTTGAAAGTCAGCATGGAGTGTCCAAAAGTCATTACCCCAATGTATCTCATTCTCAGCCGCTGATGTATTCTTGTATATCAGAATATCACCATCAATAAGCAACTGCTCAATCTTTGGCTTCGCTTTCACTACTAAAACCTTTTGCATTCAACGCAGTCTCAAACCCAAAGTCATTAGTGAGTTTCAGCCCAGTTGTTCCCAATTTTATATTCTGCGTCAAGCTCGATTCGCAGGTCATAGACATCCCTGGCAATTCCAATTGCTTGAACTGCTTTTTCTCCGATTGTTCGCTCATGTCCCTCTTTGGCTAGAACTTGTATTTCATCATGTACAAATGCAACTTGTTGATAGTCAGTCCCCTCTTGAAGACCTGCTTCTTTCAACAGTTTGTGGAACTCAACAACCCAACGCTTGCAGATGATAGCACCTGCTGATTGACATAGCGTATTGATTGCTGAATGTGCTGAACGAACTGGTATCCAACGTCCATCAAGACCTTTGATATACCCAAGTTCCTCAACACGTGCATTCAAGTCCTCTTTGAGTCTCTTGAACGCAGGTAACTTTCTAAAGAATCTATCCCTGAGTTTAGAACCTTCCGCTGGTCCCTTACCCACAATCTCACCGAGTCGCTGTACACCTGCACCATAAAGTATAGCATATAAAAATGTTTTCGCAAGTTCTCGACTAGGTAAGCCCAAGGCTTTTTGATTGTCAGTGTGTATGTCTCCCTTGAGAACAGTATCACCAAATAACCCGTTGTCATACCTAGCAAGGTAATGAGCAACAACCCTAGCTTCAAGACCTGAGACATCACATCCCACAAGTTTATAACCATCTGGAGCGTAGAAGAGTTGTCTACATTCTTTCCCAAAGGGTGAGTGGATATTCGGTACTTGACCCAAGTTAGGGTGCGAGTGAGAGCAACGAGAGGCGATTGTGCCCATAGTATGGACCGTCCCATGTAACTTGCCCTGTTTCTCCATGTGTAACCAGCCATTCTGTCCTTCTGATAGTTGACCAATCATTTTATTAGTACGGAACGCATCTGCCATCATCTTTGCTTCAGGATATGGCAGAGATTCTAAGATCGTTTCATCAATCTTTGCTTCACCAGATGGTGTAAATTCCTTTGGTTTCCAACCGTGAATGTCCTTCAGTCTCTTGGCTATATGTTGTCTTGAATTAGGATTGAACTCAACAGTCCTAAGTTTCTGAACTTCTTTACCTTTTACATAACCCAGACGTTTGTTATTCACACGTGGAACAAAGGGTGGACCATCAGGTACAGTCCACGTTCCAAACTTCTTCTTCAGTTGTTTATGAAGTAGAACACGATGTTCGCATAAGATAGCATAAAACCTAGCGGCTTTTAAGGAGTCAAATGGAAAGCCATTTTCCTTCTGTTTTTCACATATACGATAAATATCGTGTTCTAATTCAATGGACGAACTAGAGAAGTTACGTTTGCATAGCAAATCGTATAATTTGTAGTTCAATTCAACATCACGTGCACAGTAGTTGAGCATATCAACACTGAAGTTGTTGAATATCTGTTCACCTTCACCAAACTTACCCTTCTGGAATGCTAGTCTCTCACCCCATGACTCTAGTGAGTGTCTGCCGTACAGATTAGGCATGATTCTGCGTTCATTGAAGTCACGTTCCTTCATGTCAGGGTACATAAGCCTTGACATGATCAGTGTGTCCTGAATCTGAACTTCAGGTCTAGGTGTCCACTTGAATACCTTCTCTAAAGCAGGTATATCAAATGATATGATATTGTGACCAATGAGTTTGTCATACTCAGACAACTTAGCAATCCCATCTGGTACGTCATCAGGAGCATATTTGTGATACTCTTGATTCTCAATATCATAGATAACAATACAGTGTACCTTGGTTAGCTTTTCGTTCAGACCATTGGTCTCTATATCAAACACGCATGAAGGCATTAGAAATCCCTTTTCATCTCTTCGATTGGGAAAGGTATAGTGTCCTCTTCTTCATCAAAGTCAACATGATGATCCACCTCGTGCAATCTACCTGTGTCTTTGTTGTAGTCAAGAAAACATGCCTCTCCAGTTTCACCAGTCCATCGGTTCTTCAATATGCGAACAGTAGTTCGGTCTGGTAGTTCACCCTGTTGGTCTCTCTCTGCACCAATAACGATGTCAGATAGTTGACCTATAGCCGCAGATCCACGTAGTTGTGCCATAGATGTACGTGCACCATCCTCGTGGCCTTTGTTGCCCTGTGGTCTCTTCAGATGTGATACCAATATCATACCACAATTCACCTCTTCTGTCAAGCCCCGTAGTTTTGTCATCATATTGTCAATGGCTCTGCGTTCATCACCACCTTCCATACCTGACACTACAATAGATATATGATCAAGAAAGATGTAGTCGCAACCACAACCTCGTACCATATAACGGATCTTGTTCAGTAGATTGTCTGACTCAAGAGAACCCCAATGGTCATACAAATAGATTCTACCTGTGTTCAGAGTAGCATCAAATGCTTCTTTGAAGTCATCTTTGTCAACCTCGATATTACCAAGGTGCAAAGGTTGATTCAGGTAGATACCCATGAAACCAAGAGCAGTACGTTTGTTGTTCTCCTCAAGAGCAATGTAACCAATAGTCTCACCTTGGTTCAGTATGTGATTGGCAAACTCACGGCATAACTGTGACTTACCAATACCTGAACCTGCTGTGACTGTTACAATCTCGCCCTTTCGTATGCCAAGAGTCTTCTGGTTGAGACCATTGTATGGGTAGGACACAGAAGACATGGAGTCCTCTGCATTCACGATGTCCCATAGCTCAGTCCCACATATAATACCATCAGGTCTGAAGACTGTGGCTTGCCATATACAATTGATCAGGTCCTGTACACGATCCTGTACAAGCATCTCATTTGCATCCTTCAGTGGCAACTTGGCAATCTTAGCCTTACCTGGAGGCATCAACTGTGCACACTCCAGTGCAGCTTTCTGACCTGCCTCATCACTGTCAAACATGAAGACAACTTCTTCATACCCAGATAGAAGCTCAAGAGACTTACGAATACTTTTGACTGCACCACCTGCACCCGTAGGTACAGAGTAGACAGGCCACTGGTTACCCTGTGTCTGAGAAACAGACAAAGCATCTATCTCACCTTCTGTGATGATAGCTTTCTTGCCTTTGCCAGACCATAGGTGCTCACCATAAAGACCTACTTCCTTCATGTCTCCACGAACTGTGAAGTCTTTGTTCCTGAAGCGGATCTTCTGTGCAACTCTCGTACCATTCTTGTCACGATAGTTTGCAATCTGCACCTTCTGACCGCCCATCTCACCTACACGATAGTCCCACTTCTGACATGTTTCTTCAGTAAGACCACGTGCAGGTAAAGGAGTCACCTCACCATCAATTAGATCCAAAAACTTTACCTCATTTTGTTGTTGATAAAATGTATCACCATCATAGTCACCAGACTCACGATAGTGACACCCAAAGCAATACCCATGTCCATCAGAAAACCTTCCTAAATTATCTCTTGACCCACAAGAGGGACAAGGTTCATGTCTTACAAATGTACTTTCTGTCTCCATAGAATCATTGACCACCTCTTAGGTTAGCTAATTCCTCTTCTGTTAAATTACGACCACCTTCCTGTGGTTCGTGTCCTTCATGCCAATCAGGTTGAAAGACAATCTCTGCACCTTCTACCTCATCGTCATCATACCTCTCAGTCAGATGATCTCCTATTATATACATACACTCAGCAATAGCAAGACCAACTGCTTTACCTACGTTGGGTGGCAGGTTCTCATCCAATACACCCATAACCTGTTCAAAGGCTTTTTGTAGGTCATTAGAGAACACATTTTCCCACCTCTTGTCCTCAAGGTTTATAACCTTATCCGTTCCTGTACCCTGTTTTTCCATATAGTATCTCTCCGTTTTGTGCCCACCATTTCTTTACAGAAAAGCCTGGACAGTTAGATCCAACCAACTCACCATGCCCTACTACTTTAGCACCTTTGAACATAAATGTCAAGGCATTGGTCAGGCTGAATAATGCTTCCCATTGGAAAGCAGTGAAATATGGGTCAGGGTTGCCATTCTCGTCAACACCACCAACCAAACATATACTGACGGACTTACCATTGTATCCTTTACAATGTGCACCCACCTCATGTGGGTTACGTCCTGTCTCAATGGTACCATCCTTTTTGATCAGATAATGATACCCGATCTTTAACCAACCACGTTTCCTGTGCCAGTCATCCACAAGTTTAATATCCACGTGCTCCATTGCAGGTGGGGTACCTGTGGAATGAATGACTATAAAATCAGTTGTCTTTCGTCTTGACACCTGTGTTCCTTTTTGTTGTAGGTGGATCGATAAGTTCTAAGAACTCTTTAGTTGCGTCCTGTCTATTGATAACAAAAGTAAAAGTAGATCCTGCATTATAGACAATGCTATATGTAATAGGTTCATCTCCCTTTTGCTCTACGTGTGCGATGTTGTCTGGGTTTATCCACACGTTTTCTGTTGCTTTTATTAGTGCCATGTTCTATCCATTCCTGTGGTATAACACGTTCTGCATATTCAAAGCCGTACTTCTGGCACCACTGATAGTTTGTGAACTTACTGTTCTCAACACGTTTGTTGATGTCAGTAAAGACAAACCTTATGTCTAACTCAGGGTGCTGTTTCTTGATTGCTCGGTGCTTTCTAGCATCCTTTTGTAACAATCGGCCTTTGGTCTCAATGATGATCCCATTAGGCAGGATGAAGTCAGGTGTGTACCTGCACTCCAACACATACCTAATGATCTCACTCTCGTACTGAAAAGGTACCTTGCGTTGCTCAAGGTTATTGGCAACGCTTAACTCAAACTTAGACCTGTAACCCTGAAGGGTTTCAGAAGTCTCCGTTGTCCTGATCGGGAAAGATTTCTTCCGCTTGTGGTTTTGTGCTTTCGACATTCACCTTCACCTCGTATCCGTCCTCTACGCTGAACATATCGTCACCACCAGAGTCACCATGATACTCGATGAGAGAGAGAACCTGTACTCCACGTAACCTGAGTTGTACACCTAAAGATGCACCATGTTGATAAGGTGCCAACTCGTATGCAACCTTACCCTCACTACCATTACCGATCTTAATCTCAGATGGTAAAGGTTTCTTGTCAGGACCAACAACCATTGGTCTCTGAGTAAAAGCCTGACCAGTACGTGAGTTGATACCAGATGCTTTCATCTTGAAATGAAACTGGATACCTGACTCCATACCATCGTCATCCAATACAGACTTGTATGGCATGAACTCCTGGTACTGCTTCTGACCTTTGGTCTTATTGACCTCGGACTTCCAGTTGTTGTGGGTTGTGTCCACAAGATGCTTCATTTGTTCAGCATCCTCTCCAGACAACTGGAGCTTGATGTGGAACTGACCTTCAGCTTTGAAGGTTGTGTCTGGGGTACCCACGTGTGCCCAGTGAAATTGACCTTTTGGTGTTACGTTATATTTTGCCATAATATCTCCTATGAG